ATTTCTGGTCTTTCTTCACAAAGTTGTTGTAATTCTTTACCATAAAATGTAATTTCTTCACCTGTTTCTTTATCAACATACTTACAGATAGGGCCTGATTGCTTACAAACTTTATAGTTTTTCATCAATTTTAACCATCCACCATAATCGTCTATACCTTGTCTGTAAAAGACATTGTATCGAATTTTACGGTTTGGTGGACCCATTCTGTTTTTAACTACAATAGCTTCTACTTCAGACCCTACAACTTCTTCTACACCGTTGATTTTTTCTTTAAGTTTCCCAACTTGTTTAAGTCTTAATCTAACTGATGCATGAAATTGTAAAGCCTTACCACCTGAAGTAGTATATTGATCAGCAAATGGCATTGCGCCCATCTTTTGTCTTAGTTGGTTCGTGAATACTAAAAGTATTTTTTCCTTACCAATTAAGTTAGTAATTTTACGCATTGCTTTGGATAAAATGATTGCCTTTTGAGTGGCATAACCATCCTTTTCAAAGTCAGCGGCTGACTCAATTTTAGTGGTAGCTGCAGCTACTGAATCTACAACAATTGTTACAAGTTTATCTGGATTTTTCTCTCTAACTTTAAGGATAACATTTTCAATTGCATCCATAATGTCTTCAACTGTTTCTAATGGTAAATAAACCATTTTTTCAACATCTACTCCAATTGCTTGTAAAAACTGTGCGTTTAATGATGATTCAGTATCAATGTATACTGCAATACCGTCTTTCTTTTGTGTATTTGCTATAATGTGAGATGCTAACAGGGACTTACCACTCTGTTCTAGACCAGTTATTTCAACGATTTTAGAAACTGGAAAGCCTCCATTAGGGCGATTTGAGATGGCTAGATCTAACACTGTAGATCCTGTAGAGACCCAATCGCTGACATCTGTAGGGGAATCTTCACTGCCGTCTAGAAAATATGCTACTCTATGATGAGTTTTATTAAATTTCTTGTTTAAAGAGTCGGCAATAAGCCCTGTTAGTTCATCTCTATTTGATTCGTCTTTTTTCTTTTTAGCCATTAGTCAAATAATTCGTCAAGTTTACTATCTAGATTTTGCTTACCTTTAGAAGGTGCAGCTACTACTTCAGTTTCTTTACCACCATCTTCTTCAGCTGGTTTTAAATAACTTTGTAATTCGCCTTTCATTTCCTCAAACGAATATTTCTTAAATAAAGAAACTAAATCCTTTTGATTTGTTAAAAACGACTCTGCTTGTTTAGCATCCTCTACTAATGGTGTTTGGTTTGGTTTAACACGCACAGTTGTTGTATTAAACATTTTACCCGTTTCTGCTGCAGGGATAACTTCTACAGTAACATCTCTACCATTTTGAACAGCAGTAATATCACCGTAATCCTCATCAGCCATTACACCTAGTAACTCTTGATAAACCATTTTACCAAATTCCCAAAAACGAACACCTTTGTCTTCTTCTCCACGTACTACTACTGGAGCAAAAATACGGAGTTTTGGGTATAATTTTTTAGCTAATTCCATATTTTCTTTGTCACCTGACTTTCTTAATTGATTAGCAAATTCCATAATTGGATCTGACTCATCAAAATTAGTCAAGGCAATCATTCTTGGTTTACCAATACCGAAGTAAAAGTATAACTCAATAAATGGAAAGTCTTTGTTGTGTGCATAAGGCACTAATCTTACTTGGGATTTTTCTCCCACTGGCGGTCTCCAAAAGTTATTTTTGTAGTCACTTGAACCACCGCCCCCTTTGTTGTTTAATTTGTTTAAACGATTCTTGATCTCATCTAAATTCATACGATTTTTTTTTTAAAATTTATATAATGTATCTTATTACTTCATGTAATATACGAAGCATTCTTGGCTAAACCAAATTTTTCTACTAAAGATTTATGATTTCTTTTATTTTCGTGTCTATACGATTAAAACCCTCTGTTTGTATTAATAAAATACAATTTTTGTAATCATTCCATTCTATAGGAAATCTTTTGTCTAAAACCCCGTTATTCAAACTCTTTATTAATTCATTAAGCGCGTTAATAGTGTATAAAGTATTTGTTTGTTTTTTTCTATGTACCAATATTGTATTGTCTATTATACCATTAGTACTTGAATTATTCATATCGACGTTGTATGTAAGCATAATTTTTTCCCCATCCAAACTTTCTAACACAAAAATTTTATTAAAGAGAATTACATAAGATGTTTGTATCTTATTTGTAATTTCCTCAATTCCATTAGGGGTAGTAAACGTACAATATAATCTGTTGTTCATAAATAACCGGAATTTTCCGGTTATAAATACAAAATTTAACTCAAAGCACCATAATGTTTTCCTACTTTAACTTTAATAGGAAATTTTTCACTAAGTATGTTTTCTAAGTCTAACAGTGTTTGTTTACCATCCTGCTTTGACACATCAAATATAAATGCATCGTATATGTAAAGAACTAATCTTGTTTGTTTGTCTTTTAAATAATCCTGTATAACCTGTATCTTACGAATATTAGTTTCTGTTTCTGTAGCTTGAATATAATAGTTAAATAACTTTTGAGCATGTATTTTAGGATGATCGTCTTTTTTTATACGGTATGATCCTACATCTATATATCCATCTTTGTTAAATGCTTCCCAAATTATATCAATAAAATTTTGTGTTTTACGGAAAAACTCATGGTGTAAGTTTTTCTTGTCTATACCACCATATATTTGTCTAAATGTAAGTGTTTTACTTTCTTTATATTGTTCAGGTGTTATGTCTTTAGTATTAAAATATATTTGAGCAAGTGTGTTGTGTACATTACCTTCAAAAGAAAAGCCCACAATATCGCCTATCAGTCGCGGGTGGTAACCATCATAATCCATTTCTACAAAAAAATCGTTGTCTGGTTCGAAACTATCTCGCTCTCCATTGTCGTGTTTTAGTCCTACAAAATTTATTCCATTAAAGTTATTTACAGGACGACCCGTTGTTGTGTATGGGTTATACCATCCGTATATATGATTCTCTTTTATTGAGTATTTTTTATTTTTTGTGGTAAAGTATGTGTCAAACTTGTCGTTTATTTTTAGTCCATTTTGTTCTAATTTTTGTAGAACAGGTAACAAAATATTATTAACATACTCGTTAGTTTTTCCTGGAGTATCACCGATTATATCATTGTATTTGTTATTACAACGCTCTAGGTGTTTACCAATAGGTATCATTTTATTCACTTTAGTTTGTGGGAATTTACGGTAATACCATGTGTGTGCTTGTGTTGTATGTTTGTCTAAAGGAGGTACGGTATGTTGTATATCCGTATAAGATAGTTGTGGGGCCGCATGTAAGCTGCTTTTCTTGTCTAAAACCCTAAAATTGTAATCTTTAAGCAAGTCTAAAATCTCGTCTATATTCCAATTGATACATTCTAAGTGGTTGATTGGTATGATGTAACCTGTATTGTTTATATTCAGGTATATTGCGATGATTTCCGCAAGTATAGGGTGTGTGTTGTCATTACCTTGAATAAATTCAAGATACATTGTTGGCTCAAATTTTACTTTGAGTTTGTCTAATTGGTCTTTTGTTTCAATAAGGTAGAACATACCTTAGGAATGTACAAAAAATATTTTTAATAGCCACCTCCTCCAGTAAATGGAGTTATTTGTTCTTGTACTGCTTCTGGGGCTATATATCCTGTTTGTTGTGGTTGGGGTTGAGGTTGTACGTCTTCTATTACATTAATAAATTCTAAAGAAGCATGGGGAGTTGATACGTGTACTTTTCCTTCCATAGGACCTTTATCAGGATGAATATGATAATATCCTACATATTTTCTATTTGGATCATCTTTATACACTAATTCACTTCCATCAGAATATAAAAATTTTTGAAATTCATTTAAATTACTAAATAATGAAGATACATTTGGATATGTTCTTTCTTTTTGTAGTAAAATTTTGCTATTAGTTTTAATTACATCACCTTCTAAAGCCCATCTAATTTTGTCAGCTGTGTATAAAACATAATCATATTCTATTGATTTTTGGGATATACTTTTATAAGTATTTTTATCTACTTCAAAATAAACATTTATTTCGTTATTTTTCTTTACAAAATATCTAGTGTAATAACCTTTTTGATAGTCTTTTTCTGTTGGTTGTGTTTTAGTAGCTATAATAGATTTAGTGTTATTTATAAAATTAAGATTTTTACCACTATTTGCTAAATTATATCTTGTTACATTAGGAGTAAATACTATTTTATTTGAAGGAGTATTTGTAAGTGGGATTAATTTAGGACCTTTTCTAGTTATATCATTACCAATGTAAGCTCCATCACTAGTTAATATATAAGGACCCACATATGGTTTATTTGTTTGAGGATCTTTATACTCATTACCTGATGATTTTAATATTTCATATTTTGATTTAGGAATATAAGACATAATATTTTTATGATGTTTGTGACATTGAATAAGGTAGTGGTGGTTTCATTCCAACATTTAGATAATAATTATAAAGTATTTCTGCTATTTCGGGATCCGTTTCTGTGTAACCATCCCATTTTGTATCTGCATCACTACATTGTTTAGTTAGCTTACTTCCTATATCTGGTTCATTGCATCTTAAAATTATAAAATATTGATCTTTTCTATAATCATTTCTTCTATTTATAATAAAAGATTTACCATTATCTACTTTTCTTATTCCATTTAAATTATCTAATGATTTTTCACTTAAAGCTATATCATCTATATCGATATATTCTTC